ATACAGCAGCTCCGTTGTCTAGTACTTTCTTTTCTGTAATCTCTGAAATTGTACCCTTTACTTTAAAATTTTCCATTTTTCTTTACTTTTTTTTTGTTAAAATATTAAAATTTTTTAGTTAATTATTGTAGTGTTTAAAACTTAATACTTATTAACTTAATGTTTTGTAGTATTCTCTAGCCATCTTTACAGCAGTTTTCATCTTATTTATGTCTTCATCTGTTAGAATAACCTTAAACGCTTTTAATCTCTTCTCTGTTGGAATCTTAGATATGTCGAAGTACTCTATTACTTCTTGCTCTGTTTCCTCAGATACCTCTGCACCCTCTCCACGTTTCCAGCTTACTCTTCTCATTTCGTCAAGTATCAAGTTCTCTGGTGTTGGAACAAGACAATAACATAAGTAGCTTTTAGTCTTACCAGTAATCCACATGTATGCCTTCAACTGCCATTCGTACATGTTGTTATTTAGTTCAGTATCAAAGAATGGGAAAGTAGCAGCAGACCAACTAGACTTAACATCTATAATGTTATCCTCTGTAATAACATCTGGAGTACCTTGTACAAAGTCATTATAAAAGTTATCTTCATTCTTAAAAAGAAAGTCTTTTTCTAGTAGAATCCTTGTAAGCTCAATAGATGCATCCTCTACTTCTTTTCCTTTATCTAGGTACTTAGAGTTTATTTCTTGCTTAATACCAAACTCACGCTCTAAATACAGCTCTGTAATGAAGCTCTTAGCTCCTTTGCTTAGTTCTGGCTCTGCATCTCTCTTTAGTAGCAATGCATCTCTTAGATCTGCTTGTTTATCTGTTAGCTTAATCTTAGCCAGTAAACTATTTAAGGTCGCTAACTGCTTCTCTGTGATACTTGTTTTACTATCTGTTGCCATTAGCCTTCCAAGCTGTGAGGCTCTTATCTTTAGCTCTTTCATTATCCTAGTCTTTTAAGTTGCTCAGGTGTTAACTTGAAGCCGTTAATAATTTGCTCTTTTTTGATTGTACCTTTTTCGATAGCTGCAAGAGCCTTCTCGAATCTGTCGTTAGGTAGCGGCTGCTTAGCTGCGTCTGTATCTACATCTGTCACAATACCGAGCATCGAGCTAAGGCTGTAACGACGGAAATACGTCACGCCCGAACCAGCAGACTGAAAAATATTCATGCGAGATGCCTCGTCTTGTGGAATCTCTGTAAGACTTTCGATAGTCTCTCCAGTTTCTACATGAAATAATATTGTCTGTATTGCAGTACCTTGTAGTAATTGAGTAAATCCTAGATCATGCTTTGCTAAAAGCGGATTGATAACCTCAAAGATTGTAGGCAAATCTGCATACTGGTAGTTATGACCTTTAGTGGCTTTAGCTATTACTGAGCATTCTTGTTGAAAAGCAGCTAGACTCTTGTAAATGCTTAGCTTTCTCTTTTCTAATTCTTCATTAAATGTGTTCATAATTTTTGATTTTTGTTTGTAAATATACTATTTATTCTTTAAATTTTTAAGTTTCTGCTTGTATTCTTTTATAATTTCTTTCACTTGTTCTCGGCTTGGCTTGTATTCTTGATGAGCTAATTGATGCAAATAAAACAATCTATCCGCTCCTATTCTTTTCTCTATTCCTATTTGATATTCGATAAGGTTCCCATGTCTGTGTCTATTACAAAATACACATTGACCATGTACGTTATCTTCGTGGAAAGTTACGTTTTTGTGTCCAGAACTAAAATAATGACCAGCATCGAACTTACCCACTAGCAATCTATTACAGCTTATGCAAGGCTTGTCTTTGTCTCTCTCTCTTATGAAAGCATTAAACGCCTTTTGTGCTTCCTTCATCAGATCTGAAACAGTTTTAAGCTCTTCCTTCTTTGATTTCTTTTCCTTGTTCCACTTTTTTAAGGCTTTCTTTTGTAGATCCTCGTAGTATTTGTCATTACATGGATTCTCTATGCAGTACTTTCTATTAAATGATACTGGCTTAAATTCGTCTCCGCAGTTTTTACATTTTGGCATTATGATAATGTTTTAAATTGTGCGTATGGTCTTAATTTTTTCATGCTTCTCAAGTCTCTAGCTCTTACTTTAGAGTAAACTTTTTCTATTAAGCCTTTTATTAAATGCTTGTTTTCTATCTTAACTGGAAACTCGAAGTAATCTATTTCTATAATGTAGTATTCGTTAGCTAGTTTCTCCAGCGTTCCAATAATTTTACCATCGCTTAATATCTCGCTTTGGTAGTCTGTCAATTTGTTAAAGTAAATCATAATTTAAAAATATTAAATTTTAATTAGCCATTGGTTATAAATCTCTGTTGCTATTTGCGCTGTCATTACAGGTGGTACACTCATGCCTATCATATAGTGTGGTTTATTATTTAAAAAATTATAATCTAAAGGATAACTACCAGCTCTTAAATTTTCCTTAATATTGATATATCGAGGCCCTCCAAAATATACATTACAATCTTTTGCTGTTATAGTGTTTAAAATATTATTGTCATAAATGTAATTATAAGAAAACAGCTTGTTAGGTTTATTGTGTTCCCTGTCTTGTGTATAACTCATGTCTTTATCTCCTTCGTGTCTTAAAAGCCAAGTTTTATAAATTGTAGTATGTTCTTTCAAAGGTCTATCTATTTCGTTTGTTTTTATCTGTTCAAATAAAATAGGCTTTTCATTAAAACTCAAATTGAGTTTAGGAACTTGTGTAAACATATCTTGTTGATATAAAAAAGGTTTTGCTAAATCTTTGCGTAAACAAACAAAAAACACTCTTTCACGTCTTTGAGGTACTCCCATTTTTGAAGCATCTAAAAGCCAATGCTGACAGTAATATCCTGCCTCATCAAACTGTTGGTAAATCTTCTTTACATATTCCTTAGCGTTTCCTAAAAGTAATCCTTTTACATTCTCTGCAACTACAACTTTTGGCTGTAATTCTTTAGCTAAGTCTATAAAGTCAAAAAATAAGGTATCTAATACTTGTTCTGTTTGTCCTTCTCTAAATCTCTTCTCTTTACCCCAGTCTTTATCTCTATTGCCAGCCATACTAAAACTTGAACAGGGAGGACTACCATCCAAAATATCCAGGTTATAAAGTTCTTTAGGTAAATCTTTCCTTTTTTTAAATGTTTCAATGCTTTCAAGATATGTGAATTTTGGTTTGTGATTTGTTTTATATGCTTCCATCATTTTAGGGTCTATCTCATTACATCCTAAAACATCGAAACCAGCTAACTTATAACCCATAGTAGAACCTCCACCACAAGCAAAGCAACTAAATACTGTTCCTTTATCTTTGGTAAAATTAGCTTCTTTTAAATTCCACTCGTATGGGAATCTGTGTTTTGTTTTCATAGTCATAATTTAAAAATCTTCGTTTATAAATGTACTCAAATCTGCTAAAGGTTTCTTCTGTGGCTCTGCAAATTTCTTTTTTCCGTCAATAAATTCATAGAAAGCTCCTTGTTTTATGTCGTATTGTAAAGAAGTTAAGCCTTGAACTCCTACAATTTTAGGCTTTGCCTTGTTTATTTTAATGTCTGTTACGCTACTTCCAAACTCTCTATGCACAATTATAATACTTTTACCATTGTTTGCCCATTCAGAACCTCCTTTTAAATCGTGCATATCTGGCATCTGTGTTTTACCATCTACCTTCTTACCGCTTTTCGGGTGTATGATTGTGTGGAAGTGTAAAGCGTTACGTTCTGCTAGTTCGTTTCTAAAGCTCAAAGTATCCTCTAGCCATTGGTCGTAACGTAACAAACCTACATCGTGCTTCATATAGTTCCAGCTATCAATCACAGCCGAGAATATACCTAGCTCTTTTTTATTGTCTGCTGAGAACTGCCAAAACTCTTTAGGAGTTAACGCTTTTGAGTTGTTACCTTTCTTAGGGTCTAGTATTTTAAAAAACTCTAATACAATAGGTAAGTAATGGTCTAGTTCTTCTGGAGTTACTCTATTTTCAATTAGGCGTTTATTGCCATCTGAATCAATATAAAACTCTTCAAACTGTTTGCCACTCATCTTGTGTATTAGCTTTCCTATAATCTCCTCAATAGTACCAGCGTCTGGCATGTGGATTAGGTGTTTATGTCTGTAATGTCTTGAGCAGAATTTTAAACAGTCTAGCAGTACCTCTGTTTTACCGCTTCCAGGAAGTCCAGACCAATCTGTGCAGCCTCCTTCTTTTATACTATACAAGCTACCTAGCGTGTTGAATCCTAAATAGTATGTAACGCCTCCACCAGTATAGTAGTAATCCTTTAGTCGTTCTTTTATTTCGTTTTCCTTTACAATGTCCATAATTTAGCCTTTTTGTTTATGTTCCAAATTTAACCTTTTTACTCTATCTTCCAAAGATTCTTTTATAGGTTCAATTGGTTTTTTATATCGTTCGTTTAAATACTTGAGCGTATTGGTTAATGTAGACTTCCAGTTTTTAATAGGTGTGTTGATTCCGTTTCTGTTTATGCTCCAGTCATTATCTACCCATGAATAGTATCTAAGTTTTACATCTTCTGGGCAGACATTAGGCTTTCTTTTCAATGCGTGTTTTAAGTACTCTTCGATACTAGGTACTGAGTCTTTATTTACATTATTTACATTATATACATTATTGTTAGTTGTTGTTCGTTTGTTGTTCGTTTGTTGCTGGTTTGTTAGTTCGCTTGTTAGCAGTTGATATTTCAGATAGTTAACTACTTGAATCTTAGTGCCTTGCGAAGTTGAAACGCTTGTTATTTCGTTTGTTGATTTTAGACGTTTTATACTTGTGCGAATTTGTTGTACACTTAGTCCAGTCTGATCAGATAAAACACTCAGACCAGTAACCAGCTCCCCAGCTTTTATAGTCGTACCTTTGTACTTCCTTTGCTTGTGATTTGCTTTTAATAGTAAATACATAAACAAACGGAAAGTATTGTGGTCATCGAACCACTCCCACTCTAAAATTTGTCTATGAATTTGAATATATCCTTTCATTAGTTATAATTTTTAAATTGCTGCTGCAAGTTAATAAAATCTGTATAACTTTGACAATTTAAAAACTGTTGCTCAAATGTGTACACGTTTAAATCTGC